TGAGGGGAATGACCCTGAAGAGCACATAGTTGCTATCGAGTATGATTACGTCACCGACGCAATCTACAAAATCAAAGAAATCCCTGGTCAGGGAAAGATAATCAAAAAAGATACATTTACGGCATTTGCTTGGGTTGGAGACTTAAAAGATTTAAATTTTTATTCAAAATCTAAAGACCAACAAAGAGTTGCAATGAAAAAACACGGAATCATTATTGATAAGTTAGACACCAAAGGTAATGAAAGATTAGAAAAAGGTCTTAAATTTATGGTTAAATCAATGAAGGGTTATCGTTCACTTATCCAATTCTTTAAAGAGGGTGGTGTAGACCCTTGGGGGGAAAAAACAAAAGGAAAACTAACCGTACTTCCACCCGTAGAACAATTCCTAATTTCAAGAGAGAAAAGATTATTTAAAGGGTATGAAGAATACAACGACATCACCCGACTCGGATTTGACTTGGAGACGACCGCTTTGGAACCAAAGGATGGTCGTATATTTATGATTGGAATCAAGACCAATAAAGGATATCAAAAAGTTATTGAGTGTGCTGATGAGGACCAAGAACGAAGAGGTTTAGTTGAGTTCTTCAATATTATTGATGAACTTAAACCATCAATCATTGGTGGATACAATTCAGCAAACTTTGACTGGTTTTGGATATTTGAGAGATGTAAAGCTCTTAACTTAGACATCAAAAAGATTGCTAAATCCCTAAACCCGGCAAGACCTATCTCTCAAAAGGATGGTATGTTAAAACTTGCAAACGAGGTGGAAAGATTCTCACAAACTCAATTGTGGGGTTATAACATTATTGATATTATCCACTCAGTTCGTAGAGCTCAAGCAATCAACTCAAGTATTAAATCAGCAGGACTTAAATATATTACCCAATACATTAAGGCTGAGGCTCCCGACCGTGTTTATATTGACCATTTAGAGATTGGGCCGATGTACGCCAAAAAAGAGGAGTATTGGTTAAACGTTGAGAACGGAAAATATAAGAGAGCGGATAATCCGGACTTTAACAATTTAGATACAAGATTTCCGGGTAAATACTTAAAGGTAACAGGAGATAATATTGTGGAGAGATATCTTGACGATGACTTAGAGGAGACGTTAACGGTGGATGATGAATTCAATCAGGGAACGTTTCTATTAGCGTCAATGGTACCAACAACATATGAGAGAGTTTCTACAATGGGAACAGCAACTCTATGGAGAATGATTATGTTGGCTTGGTCATTCAAAAACAATTTGGCAATACCTGCCAAAGAAGAGAAGACCGACTTCGTAGGAGGACTTTCAAGACTACTTAAAGTGGGTTACTCTACCAATGTACTTAAACTTGACTACTCTTCTCTATACCCCTCTATTCAGCTGGTACACGATGTGTTCCCTGAGTGTGATGTTATGGGTGGAATGAAAGGAATGTTAACTTACTTCCGTAATGCTCGTATTATGTATAAAAACTTGGCATCGGAGTATAAGTCAATTGATTCTAAAAAATCACTTTCATACGATAGAAAACAATTACCATTAAAAATCTTCATTAACTCGATGTTTGGTGGGTTATCCGCTCCACACGTTTATGAGTGGGGTGAGATGAATAGTGGTGAAAGAATTACCTGTACCGGAAGACAATATCTTCGTCAGATGGTAAAGTACTTTGTTAAGAGAGGATACACACCTTTGGTACTTGATACCGATGGGGTCAACTTTAGTTTACCTGAAGGTGGTGTTGATGATAGAGTTTATATCGGAAAAGGATTGAATTGGTTGGTTGAAGAAGGTAAAGAATACAGAGGTTATTACGCCGACACCGCAGAATACAACGATTTGTTTATGAAAGGTGAGATGGGACTTGATTGTGACGGAACTTGGGATTCTTGTATTAATTTAAGTAGAAAAAATTACGCCACGATGGAATCCAATGGTAAAATTAAATTAACCGGAAACTCAATTAAGTCTAAAAAATTACCACTATACATTGAGGTGTTTTTAGATAAAGGAGTGAAGTTATTATTGGAAGGAAAAGGACAAGAATTTATTGAGTGGTATTTTGAATATCACCAAAGAATATACGACCAACAAATACCTTTAAAACAAATTGCTCAAAGAGCAAGAGTTAAATTGTCGGTGGAGGATTATAAAAAGAGATGTGGAATGAAAACTAAAGCTGGTTCATTAATGAGTAGAATGGCTCATATGGAATTGGCAATCAAACACAATTTAAAAGTATCATTAGGTGATGTGATTAGTTATGTTAATAATGGTGTTAAAGCATCTCACGGAGACGTACAGAAAATAACTAAAAACAATTACACTAAAAAAGAATTGGATTTATTCACATCCGTTAATGGTGTTGAACCGGAAGATAAATCAACCTCAACAATACAACTTAATTGTTATATGTTAGACCAAACTGAGATTGAGAATAATCCTGATTTAACAGGTGACTACAATGTTGCGAGAGCAATCTCAACATTCAATAAGAAAGTTGAACCATTGTTGATTGTTTTTAACAAGGAATTAAGAGAAAGTTTGTTAATCGCTAATCCGGAAGATAGAGGATTCTTCACCAAAACTCAATGTGAATTAATTGGGGGTATTCCAAATAAAGAGGCTGACCAAGACACAATTGAGGATTTATTAACGATAACCGATTTAGAGTTAAAGTTTTGGGATAGAGTTGGTGTTAGTTCAGAATACATTTATGATTTAGCAGAACCTGGTTGGGAAGAACACATTAATTAAAAACAGAAAAGGTGTCATATTCGACACCTTTTTTTTATTCTAATTTTAAACCATCTGAGGAAACTATGTACCAATTATCTTCTAACAGATAAAATTCAACACAAGCCCCTTTATCTATGAATATTTCATCATAGTATTCATCAATTTTATTTTTTGTTGTGTTAATATAAACTTTGGTCAATGTTTTAATAATAATATGTTCCGTTGTATTACCATCTAAAGTAATTCTACATTCATCAATATCTTTTACTAAAATTAAAGATTCTCCTTTTGTTACATAATGAGATTCCCTAACAATTCGTTTAAGTTCAATTTCTCTAAGATTTGGTTCAAAATAATGTTTATCTCCAAATGTTTTTTTATTTAAATGTGATTTTAACATATTATATAACGTATATTTGTCTTGGCATTGCTCTAAACTTTAAACTAGTATTAAGGTCCGTAGCAATTTTAGCTTCACGTTCCATCATTTTATCGGGACGTAATCTTTCAAGTCTTAATTTTAATTCTTCTTCTAATTTTGATTTTTCATCTGCGGCCTCTGTTGCTAAAGATGCGTAATCCATAATTAATTCACTATCAGGAGTTTTAACGTTCCCACTAAATTTACCTCTAATTCTTGCTAATGTTTGTTTACAATAAGCGGTAAACCAACGACGAACCCATTGTTGTGAAGGGTTGTTTAACTCAATCCAATTTATTTCTTCAAAAGGAACATCTGATGGTAATGTTATAATATCCGGATTTGCTTTAAGACATTTATCTCTATCTGCCGGTCCAACATCATAATACCAATACCACACTTTACCTCTTGTTAATGTTGCGTTACCAAAGTCAAATTTTCCACCGGGAGTATTCATTAAATGTAACGCCTTTTTACCTTCAGGTAGAGCTGTAATTCTATATGTTAATTCTCCGGCAATAATTCTTCTTTGAATGTTAATCTCTTGCATTCTCAATAACATATCAAATGCTGGCATCATAAAAAATGAACCTGACATACCCATTTGAGAAAAACCTCCCGGTCCACCAAGACCACCGGCACCTAAAGCACCAAACGTCCAAGGGTCAAATAACATATTATTAAGTTCTGCCGGTGTAAACCATAAAACTTCGTTAATTTCTCTATTTGCCGGTATTTCATATATTTGTTGATTAGGGACTAATTGAATATAATCTTTTTTAAGTTCCCAATCACCACCGGCTTGTAATCCCACAATTTTGGAATATGCAAATGTATATCTCGTTTCAAAATCTAAACTTTTTGTTATGAATGCTTTTGATAATGATTGAGTATCTAAGTTAAGGTTGTATAATGAAGTCCATTGAGACTCAATTAACCAATCTTGTACATACTGAGAATAATCACCAATAGAAAGTTCTAACAAACTATCCATCTGTTCATCTTCAAGTTCTACGGAACGAAGAGGAGCACCAAGTAAGTGTTTTATTCTTGTGTATAGAGCGGTTCTTTGTGGTTCTGCGATAACTGCCATAAGTTTCTTTTACTTATAAATATCATCAAAGAGTATAAATTAAAGTATCTTCGGGGAAAACGTAATTACCACCAATAATTTTACCATTTTTATTATCAAAAACCAATAGTTCTTTATTATTCTTTGAGAATATAATCCAATCAGTTTTATATTTTTTAACATTTCCGGTACCCATTATCATATACTCACCCTTTTCAAGTTTCTTGTTGGTGAATGGTTTTATTTGTGCGGTTTTACGTTCTTCATTTATTACTATCTCACAATCAATACCACCAATCATATCTTCACTACTACCTAATTTACCAACAGATGTAACATTAGTAATACCAAATTGTTTTTTAAGAGTTTCTACGGTTGAGTCCTCTCTTTTCTGACCCCAAGCGTGGGTTTGACCTAAGACCATCATAAGTGATTGGAATGTTGATGATTCGGGATTAAAAATTCGTGTCTTGTATTGTTCAATAAAACCTATAAATTTGTTTACCTCAGTTATTTGGTGAAATATGGTTGTGTCTTTAAATTTAAGTGTAGGTTGATTAAGGGATGTTAAGACTTTGTTAACGTCTCTAAGAAGAACACAGAAACAACTATAGTTTGTGTTTAATTTATTGATGACTGAACGACCGGGTTGTTCTAAATCATATACTCCCGACATTTCACCTTCAGAATATCCACCCTTTGAGTAATAATTTTCTGAGAAGACTTCTCGTAAAACATTATTGATTGAGTTTTTGAATATTTCTTTAACTCGGGGGTTTGTGTTGAAGAGTTGTCTAATTTCTTCTATTTGAATTGGTAGACACTTCTCGGCTTTAGTTTCAGAAAGTACTAAAGAGACTTTGTTTTCATTATTGTTCATAATAGGCTTGTGTTAATATTAGGTACAAATATACAATAAATTTTATAACTACCAAAATATTTGTTAAATAATAAAATAAACAACCGAATTAACCTCGGTTGTTTATCTTATTCATAATGTTTGAGATAAAATCTCCTTTATCCTCTAAATCGTCACCCATTACGGTTCCGATGTTTTGTTTCTTCCTATTTACCATATCGTAAATTATCACCTCAACACTGTTATCAAATATGGGGTAATAAACTGAGACCGAATTTTTTTGTCCGTATCTGTATGCTCGGTCTTCTGCTTGTGCTAAGTCTCCCGGAACAAATGATAGGTCGTTAATGATTACGGCTTCGGCAGCGGTTAGTGTAATTCCCACACCTGCGGCCTTTACGTTTCCAACAAATACTTTAATCTTTTCGTTATCTTGGAATTGGTCAACAGCGTATTGTCGTTGAGGTTTTGATGTTGAACCATCTAATCTCACCGCTTGTTTTCCAAAATGGTCGGCAATTCTGTTTAATGTTTCGGTAAAGTTGGTGAAGATAATAACTTTTTTGTCTTGTTCTAAAATATTCTCAGCCAATTCTATGGTGTCTTTGATTTTTTCTTCGGCAATTACCTGACGAACCTTCATTAACTTACTAAATTGAACCGTCAACGAGGAACTTTCGTCCGGATTCTTATCATACCAATCGTAGTATTCTCCCATCAACCCTTCATAAAGTTTTGACTTTAATCTTAAATAAACCGGTGTAATAATTTTCTCAGGTAAATCTAAAACTTCCGTCTTCAACCTACGTAAAACTTGTCTAGATGTTCTATCTCTTAATTCTTCTAAGTTTGACGCTCCGGTTACGTTCCATATTTTACGAGTTCCTGCCGTGAATTGATAACCTTGACAGTATCTAATAGCATAAGCCATCCAATTCTGAGCCACCGGACTCTCAATAAGTGATAATAAATTAAAATAATTCATTGGTCGGTTAGTCATTGGTGTTCCCGTTAATAACCACACTCTTTCACATTTTTTAGAAAAACTATTAACCAACTTTGTTCTTGCGGCTTGTCCATTACTCACATAATGTGCCTCATCCAAAATAATTAAGTCAAACTCACCTTTTGTAATCAAAGAATTATCTTTATCTTTAAGGTCATAAAAGTTTTTAAGAATATCATAATTTACAATAACGAAATCGTGTTCTATTGAGAAATTTTTACCTTCAGAGATATAAACACTTCTATCGGTATAATTCTCAATCTCTCTTTGCCAGTTAATTTTTAGAGATGCCGGACAAACAATCAATATTTTTTTAGCTCCTGTCTCTAACGCAGCAATAATAGTTGCGGTGGTCTTACCTAACCCCATATCATCAGCAAGAATAAATCGTTTAGACCCGGCAAGTTTTTCAATTGCCTCTTTTTGATGTTCTAATGGTGGTCTGTTAGAGTATTTTGAATAATCCACAACAATATTTTTAATTGTGTGTGTTTTAATTAAAGCACCTTTTGGTAGCCAAAAATCGTGGATAGTTTCACTTTCCAATACTTTTCCCCAAACGTGATAGGATTTTTCTTTCTCGACTAATAGCTTTTCAACCCATACCTGTTCAGGAATTTTAAGTAATAATTTTTCATCGGCAATTTTTTTGGCAAAGTACGGGTCTAAATCAACCCATCGTTTGGCTACCTTAGGTGTTACTTCGTAATAATTTATAATGTAATCACATTGAGCTCTTGTAGGAAAAAATTTTTTATTAGTCTCCTTTTGGAATTTTAATTTTAAGATGTAGTTATTCGCCCCCTGATAAGTTTCAAGGAGAGATATTGCTCGTTGTTCTATTGTTAAATTAGAATTTTCAGATGTATTGTTTTCCAAATTTAATCTTTTAGTAGAAATATAACACATTTTATAATATTTATCAATATGAATAATAAAGTACCAATAACAAGGATAGGTAAATTCTTTGGTGATGAGGATTTTAAATTAGAACAAGACTTCGGAACCGAATGGTTACACGGGGATATGAACTTTACATTAGTTTTATATCGTGTAGATAGACTTAAGACAAAGACAGATGATGTTTATGGTGAGACGGTATCTGATGGTATTAAGTTTTTACCACCGGTGGAGTTCAAAGGGTATGTTCAAATCATAACTCCGGAGAGTAAATATTTGGGTAATTCTAAGATTGAACAAATTGAACCCGGTAATCTTAAAGTGTCTGTTTATCAAAGAGATTTAGATGCTTTAGAGATAGACATCAATTATGGTGATTACATTGGATACTATGAAACAGAAGATAAAGTGAGATATTATACCGTGAATAATGATGGTCGTGTTACTTCAGATAACAAACATACTTATGGAGGGTTTAAACCTTTCTATAGAACCATTATGGCATCCGCTGTAACAAATAACGAATTTAGAGGATTATAATGAAAGTAATAATAACAGAAAATAGAGTATTTGAAACAATCTATAAATATTTGGATAAAACCTATAATCCAAATCAAATGGATTGGGTTTATGGTGTGGATGATGCGGAAGATGAATATTCTGAGCCGGAAGAAAATGAACATTTTTTAATGTTCTTTAAGGGTGATTGGCAAGGTGAGTATGATACTGATGTTATTTTTCATTATTTTGATGTTGATTTCTACAATGAAAATGACCCGTCACATAAACCTTTTAGAAACCAAGCCCCAATTTTAGAAGTCATTGGTGAACACGCAGTACATTTAGATACTATGTTTGATAACCATTGGGAGGAACCAATGAAAAAATGGTTCCAAGATAACTTTAAATTACCGGTTAAAACAATTTCAACATATTACGATTATGAAAATTATAATTAACGAAAATCAATATAGAAAACTATTAGAAACTATTAACAATGATGAAGAAAAAAAATTCATTGGTAAAAAAGTTATGGTATATCGTAACTTACATAAAGACACATTTTCAATTCAATATAAATCAAGAATTGTTTTATACGCTGATTATGTTAAATTAAATGATGTTGAATTTAGAGTTAGACCGGGTGGTAATGAAAAAGTGGGTAGAGAAAAAAAGAAAAACGTTCACGCGTTTGTTATTGGTGATTTAGTTGATTACTGTAATTACCCTTGTGAAAATATACCAAGTGAACCTAATGATAATATTGTTACATATGACCCATATAAATATAAAAGTTTTGTACTTAAATCAACTAATGAACCAATATTTGGAGCTAATGAAGTTGAAATGGTTAACTCAACAAATAAAATCTTTATAATTAACTAATATGCCGTTACCTAAAAAAATCAAAAAATTCATTCCTTTAACGGAACCCAAAACTCTTATGAGTAGAAGGGAAGAATTATTGGAAAAAATTAATAGAGACGGTACTTATTTACCAAAATCTTTATTACACGCCGATTTAGATAGAGGGTTTTTAGATTTTGTTAAAGATTCTTTAAAAACAGTTGTTGAAGGTAAGGTTATACCAACGGTTGATATTATCCTCACAACACAGAATTGGGCTCAGTTTACCGAAACTTGGAATTTTCAAAATATTGATAAAAATGTTGAACCCCCATTTATAACAACAGTTAGACAACCTGAAGTTAAATTTGGAACCAACCCTGCCGTTATGTATAACATTCCGGACAGAAGATTATATTTCTATGCTCAGGTCCCAACTTGGGACGGACAAAGACAAGGTATGGATATCTATAAGATACCTCAACCTGTTCCGGTTGATATTACTTACAATGTTAAAATTGTTTGTAATAGAATGAGGGAGTTAAATAAGTTTAACCAAATTGTTCTTGAAAAGTTTGCATCCCGTCAAGCATATCAAAATATTAAAGGACATTATATTCCAATTATAATGAATAATATTTCTGATGAATCCGTTATGGAGATTGAGAAAAGAAAATATTACATTCAGAATTATGATTTTACAATGTTAGGGTTTTTAATTGATGAGGACGAATTTGAAGTTTCCCCGGCAATTAATAGAACACTTCAAATTGTTGAGGTGGAAACTAATGTAACAAAACGAAGACCTAAAAAAGATACTAATCCAGCAAGTACCGAATTAAAATTTATTTATCAAGTTGGTAGTACCGTTAAAACTCAATTGTTTAGTTACACAGTAAACTTAAACGTGGGGGATAATATCAATATACAAAGTTTTGATGTTTTTATTAATGGACTTTATTATGGTAGTGATTTAACCCAAATTCAAATAAACACTAATGATACTATGAGATTAGAAATAACTAAAAATGATGATACTCAAGAGAGTTATATCATATTTAATAACGAGTTACTTTAATCTTCTCCGTAAATATCTTTTGTTGGTTTACACTTCTCAACAATAAGTCTTTCTAAGAACCGATACATTTTAATACCCCTCTTTTCACAGTAAGTTTTAAGAATCTCGTGTGTCTCAACCGATATCTTTAAATTTTTAATCTTTTTGATGTCTTTATCCATAAGTAGAAAAAAGGCAGAAAATAATCTACCTAAAATATAAATAGTTGCTAGGATGTAAAGTATTTTGGTTTTTTTTCTAATATTTATCAATAAAATAAATTAATAACTAAACAAAGACTAATGGCAACAAGTAGCAACAGCAAAGTATTCGTATCTCCGGGTGTGTATACTTCAGAAGTTGATTTAAGTTTCGTAGCACAGAGTGTGGGTGTAACCACATTAGGTATCGTTGGTGAGACAGAAAAAGGTCCCGCATTTGAACCTATCTTCATACGTAACTTTGATGAATTCTCAACTTTTTTTGGGGGAACATCTCCTGAGAAATTTATAAATACGCAAATCCCAAAGTATGAGGCTGCGTATATTGCAAAATCATATTTACAACAATCTAATCAATTATTCGTAACAAGAGTATTAGGTTTATCAGGATATGATGCAGGACCATCTTGGTCTATAACAACTAAAGCAAATGTTGATTGTACAACAGTTGATTTCAAATGTTTAAGTGCGACAACGGTTGATTGTGTGAACACTTGTGTTCAATTTGACACGGTTGATTTCTCTATTCCTTTTACCGGATGTACTTTTACTGCTAATGGTATAACAACAACAACAGTAGGTATTACTGACCCAACACAAATTCCATCAGAAATTTCGGGTATCTTAAACGAACAATTTGAATTATTTAATGGAAGTACTTCAACAATTAATTCATACTTAATAAGTCAAATGGCGAGTGTTGTTGAAACACCAAACACTTCAGGTAGTTCAATTTACTACTATGGTACTATTTCAGGTGACGCTTATAATCAATTAGTTGCTTCCGGATATACAGGTTCAACAAACGTTTATGGTGTTGATAATGTGTGTTCAGATATCGCTAACTATTGTGCAGCACAAAATGACCCTTGGTATTACTCATTATTTGATAATATTGGTGGAGGTAATTATTCAGGTAGTTCATTCTATACAACAGTTACAGATTTGGTTGATACAACAACAACGTCAAATTGTGCAACATTCTACAACTTTAGTGTTAGTGGTATATCAGGAAGTATTAACTATAATACAAACACAATTGATGTTGTATTACCGTACAATCAATTTAATGGTGCGGATTTAACAACAGTTATTGCTGATTTTAGTGCTTGTACTGATATTATTGTAGTTGTTGAAACAGAAGAATTACAAGTTAGTGGTGTTACCGAAAATGATTTTTCAGGAGGATGTTTAACATATGAAGTACAATCAGAAGATAGTACAGTAACCACATATTGGACTGTTTGTGTAACTGTTCAAAATCAATGTGACCCTATTGTTAGTGGAAACACAGGTAATGGTAATGTTGGAGGAATCCAAACTTGTTACCAAGGTAACTTAACAGGGGTATTATACATTTACGATGGTATGTCATATACTGACTACGATGATTTAGTAATTGCAACTTTACGTTCAAGAGGTATCTCATTATATTCTGCATCAGAATCAGGACCTAAATATGAAGTTAACTTAACAGGTTTAACTATGGATTGTTCAGGTTCTTACTCAGCGGTGACTAAAAACCCATTTGCTCAATTTGGTGTTGACATTACAACTGCGGACGGAGATAATTATTTCTTTGAAACATCTTTTAGTAATTCTGATTCTCAATACATTTCAAAAGTGTTTGGTACGTCAAACTTCTCAAAACCAAGAACAGTAGTTCCAGTATTTGTTGAGGAAAATTATCCAGCATTATTACAATACGCATTCAGAAAAGGGTATATTAGAGGATTAAGTTGTAATACAACAGATTTACCTCAAGCTAGAGACTTTAACGATAGTACATCAATTGCTTGGTACTTAGAACAATATCAAGCACCTGCATCTCCTTGGGTTGTATCTGAATTACGTGGTAATAAAGTATTTAATTTATTTAAATTTGTTACTTTAGCGGACGGTGATTCTGCAAACACTTTAGTTAAAATTTCATTGGCAAATATGTCATTTACTAATGGTACATTTGATGTAATGGTTAGAGATTTCTTTGATACTGACGCTAATCCGGTAGTTATTGAAAAATTCACTAATTGTAATATGAACCCTAACGATAACGCGTTTGTTGCTAAGAAAATTGGTACAGTTGATGGTGAATATGAATTAAATTCTAAATATATTATGATTGAAATTAATGAGGATGCTCCGATAGATGCGTTACCTTGTGGTTTCTTAGGATATAACAATAGAGAATACTCAGGTGTTAAATCACCATTCCCATTAATTAAATCACACTACGATTATCCTGGTGAAGTTATTTATAACCAACCATTTGGTAATACTAAAGGTACTGATGATTCATTAACATCTAATGGTGATAATGTTCGTAGAACTTATTTAGGTATTTCAGATACATTAGGTATTGACTTTAGTATGTATGAATACAAAGGTAAACAATTACCATTAAGTTCTTGTGATATTTCAGGTAGTGATTGGGCTTACAGAAGTAGAGGTTTCCATATGGATATTAATGCTAGTGGAATTACAATTCCAAGTACTTTCTCAACAAGTGGTACACCAGCATTCTACACAGGTATATCACCATTCGTTACAGACCCTGATAGTGAAACTAACCAATATTACAGACTATACGCTCGTAAATTTACTTTATTAGTTCAAGGTGGTTTTGATGGTTGGGATATCTACAGAGAATATAGAACTAACAGTGATAGATTCAAATTAGGTAGAACAGGTTATTTACAAGGTGCTAACCCTGATTGTAATCCAAGATATGGTAACGCAACAGGATGGGGAGCGTTTAATCAAATTGCTGTTGGAGACAACACTCAAGATTGGGCAAACACTGACTACTACGCTTACTTACTAGGACAAAGAACATTCGCTAACCCTGAGGCGGTTAACATTAACGTATTTGTAACACCGGGTATATCAATCCAAACAAGTGGTGACTTAGTTGAGTCAGCAATTGAAATGATTGAGTACAGTAGAGCGGATTCATTATATGTTTGTACATTAGATGATTACAATATGTTTGTTCCATCAACAGGTGACCCGGCTGATTTATATTACCCACAAGATGTTGTAGACCTTTTAGCTCAAACAGGTATTGACTCTAACTACACAGCAACTTATTACCCTTGGGTATTAACTAGAGATAGTGTAAATAACACTCAAATCTATTTACCACCTACGGCTGAGGTAACAAGAAACTTGGCGTTAACTGATAACATCGCGTTCCCTTGGTTCGCGGCAGCAGGTTATACAAGAGGTATTGTAAACGCGGTTAAAGCGAGAAAGAAACTTACTCAAGAAGATAGAGATACGTTATATAATGGTAGAATTAACCCTATCGCTACGTTCTCAGATGTTGGAACAGTAATTTGGGGTAATAAAACTCTTCAAGTTAGACAATCAGCACTTGATAGAATCAACGTAAGAAGATTATTACTTCAAGCTCGTAAATTGATTTCAGCAGTATCTGTAAGATTATTGTTTGAACAAAACGACCAAAAAGTAAGACAAGACTTCTTAGATGCGGTTAACCCTATCTTAGACGCTATCAGAAGAGATAGAGGTTTATATGACTTCCGTGTAACAGTTTCGTCTGACGCAGCTGACTTAGACAGAAATCAAATGACAGGTAAGATTTACGTTAAACCAACTAAATCATTAGAATTTATAGACATTACGTTCTATATTACTCCAACCGGAGCTTCTTTTGAGAATATTTAATAAATAAAATTATGACCCATTGTAATAGTGGGTCATAATTAAGCCTTATAACAAGAATATGTTAAAAAATAAAATAATTGAGGGGATTGACGAAACAGGTGCTCCGGATGAAAAGTATTACGCTTTTGATTGGGACGATAATATTGTAACAATGCCAACAAAAATATTAGTTAAAGATGAAGACAACGATGTTGTTGGAATGTCAACTGAAGATTTTGCTGAATACAGAGAAGTAATAGGTAAAGAACCGTTTGAATTTGATGGTCATACTATTGTTGGTTATTCTGAAGACCCTTATAAATATTTTGGTGTTAAAGGAGACAAACAATTTATTGTTGATGCTATGGGAGCTAAACCAGCTGCGGCTTGGCCCGACTTTGTTGAGGCAATAAATAACGGGTCAATTTTTTCTATTGTTACCGCTAGAGGTCATACACCCTCAGTATTAAAAGAGGCGTGTTATAACTATATAGTGTCTAATACAAATGGAATTAATTCTGATGAGTTAGTAAAGAATTTAGAAAAATATAGAGATTTAAATGATGAGGAAACAATGTCTAAACGAGACATTATACGTCAATATTTAGACTTATGTAAGTTCTACCCTGTAACACACGGAAAAGGTTCGGCAGCAGAGGTGGAACCGTTAAAAATAGAAGCTTTAGAGGAGTTTGTTGGTTATGTTAAAGAAATGTCTAATCACATTCAAAAACAAGCTTTCTTAAAAAATAAAATTAGTAATTTTTTTGTTCCAAAAATAGGGTTCTCGGACGATGATTTAAGAAATGTAGATAGTGTTAAAAAACATTTTGAAGATGACCCAGAAAATATTATTAAAACATATTCTACAAAAGGAGGAATAAAAAAAGAATATTAAAATAATTATTAAAAAAAAAACTATTAATTAATATTAATATAAAAACTAGGATTTCTAGAATGATAAAAAATTTAATTCTAAAAGTCAAGAGAAAAAAAATAAATAGGTAATATTTATAATAAACAAGATAAAAAAATAAAAATTAAAAACAAATAGAAAATGGCTGATTTATTAATGAAAATGCCCATACCGTATGAACCAAAAAGACAGAATAGGTTCATTGTTCGTTTTCCATCTACTTTGGGGATTAATGAATGGTTTGTGGAAACCGCGGCTAGACCACATATTACGATAAATGCAACAGAGATTCCTTTCTTAAACACTTCAACATACGTTGCGGGTCGTTTTACTTGGGGAACAATCAATGTTAAGTTCCGTGACCCAATTGGTCCTTCTGCATCACAAGCTCTTATGGAGTGGGTTCGTCTATGTGCTGAGTCAGTTACAGGTCGTATGGGATATGCTGCAGGTTACAAAAAGAATGTTGACCTTGAGATGTTAGACCCAACAGGTGTTGTTGTAGAAAAATGGGTTTTAGAAGGAACTTTCTTATCAGACGTGAATTTTGATTCATTAGCTTATAATCAAGACCAATTAGCATCTATTACAGCAACTTTACGTATGGACCGTTGTATTTTAGTTTACTAATAAAATATTTCAAAGAAATAAACAAATCCACATATTTTTATGTGGATTTTTTGTTTACAGTTGATAAAAAATAAATACTGAGTATATTTTATAATAAAACCTAATCATTATGGACCAAAGCACTATAGACGCGGGAACGCAAAATTTTAACTTACCTCACGATATTGTAACATTACCAACAGGTGGTATATTCTACAAATCTAAGAAAAAATCATTGAAAGTTGGTTATTTAACTGCAACTGATGAAAATTTCTTAATGGGGGCAACACAAGGAAATAAAGATAATATTGTTATTTCATTATTAAGAAATAAAATATATGAACACGATTTAAGACCGGAAGAATTATTAAACGGTGATATTGAGGCTATTCTTATCTATTTGAGAAATACTTCATTTGGTCCTGAATATACTGTAAATTTAATTGACCCTCAGACGGGTAAACAATTTTCACATACCCTTATCTTAGATGAGTTAAACATTAAACAAACAATTAGTAAACCGGATGAGAATGGTTTATTTCAAACAAAATTACCAAAAACAGGTGTTACAGTTAAATTAAGACCCTTAACTTATTCTGATAACCTTGATATTGATAAAATGGTTGAATCATACCCTGCAGGTAGAACGGCACCAAGAGTTACTTGGAGACTACAAAAACAAATTGTTGAGGTTGATGGTTCTTCAGATTTTGGAAATATATCTATGTTTGTAGATACGTTACCTATTATGGACTCAAAGTTTATTAGAAACTTTATGAGAGATAACGAACCTTCGTTAGATTTAACGAGAACTGCAATCGCCCCTTCCGGAGAATTGGTATCTTTCGAGATTGCCTTTGGGGTGGAGTTTTTTCGCCCTTTCTTCTAATCACCGACAACTTTTAATTGAGGAATTTTATTTAATGTCAAAATTTATTAAAGTTTCTTACACAGATTTTTACATAATGCCAACTTATGTAAGAAAATACCTTATAGATAAAATAATTGAAGACAATACACCAACTGGGGATTAACTAAAAAACCCTACTTGGTGTATTTATATATAAACACATTTTAAATGGCGGCAAACGATAATATATTAAAACAAGTTGAAGAAAGTATTAAATCTGCTTTTGCTCAATATGGTAACGCATTAAAAACTAATGTTTCAGGGGATGCAATTATGAAAATAATGAATGACCTTGATGAAAAGGCTCACGATGTTACTAAAAGTTTTGCATCGGGTCGTGATAATATGATGGGTCTTAAGGCGGCAATGGCTGACGCAGTTACATCAGTTCAATTATTGGGGGGTGAATTTTCTGATATTGCAAGAATTCAAGAAGAAGTTGCTAAAAGTTTAGGTAGAAATGTAATATTAAATAAGGATGCTTATGCTCAGTTATATGCTGCGGAAGAAGTTTCAGGTGAAAAAATTGAGACTATTGTTAAGGCATTTAAAAACGCCGGAGCATCTGCATATCAGGCAGGTAAAGATATGCAAACAGTAATTGATTCTTCACGTGCTATTGGTGTAAATGCGTTTCAGGTGTCTAAAATGGTATTAGATAACACCGAAATGATGAATAGATATAATTTTGTTGGTGGTGTTGAGGGATTATCTAAAATGGCGGCACAAGCTGTTTCGTTAAGAGTTGATATGAAAGAAACTATGCAGTTTGCAAAAGACGTTTTTAAACCGGATGGTGCTATTGAAATGGCAGCAGCATTACAAAGATTAGGTGTAGCTCAAAGTGATTTACTTGACCCATTAAGATTAATGGATTTATCGGCAAATGACCCAACAGAACTTCAAAACCAAATCGTTCAAATGACTCAACAATTTGTTCAATTAGGTAAATCAGGTCATTTTGAAATTATGCCGGGTGCTAAGAGACAATTCCAAGAAATTGCTACAGCAATGAATATTCCTTATGAAACTCTTACTAAAATGGCTTTAGGTAGTCAGGAGTTAGATGATAAGATGAAGAAGATTAAGTTTCCTGAATTTGCTACTGAAGACCAAAGAAAAATGATTGCTAATTTAGCGGAAATGAATAAATCCGGAAACGGATATGAAATATCGTTTAGTGATAGGGAAGGTAAATTACAAACAAAAGATGTAACAAAACTAGATGATGAAGATATTAAGCAAATTGCTAAATTTGGTGAATCTAAACCAATGGAGGTTATTGCTAAAGACTCATTAACTAACCTTAAGGATATTGCGGCAAATATTAAAGCGATTGCTCAGAAAGGTGGGTTTGCGGCAGCGGCTTCAGTTCCGGGACAATATTTACAACAAGCACCAAGAGATATTTCAGAATCATTTAGAAAAACGTTTGATAATGAATCTACTCAAATAAAAACACTTAGAGAAGGTATTAACAAAAATGTTGGAGGTATGTTAAATACTATTAATGACCTTGTTTCAGGTAAAAAATCATTACCTGATGCTTTAAAAACGTTACAAACATCTTTTGATTCTGCATCTAATTATTTTGGTAATCTTAAAGACGATACAATTAAAAACGCAAAAGGTGCTGGTGTTGATATGTTAAATTCTAGTAACCCATATATTCAAATTGCTGCAAAAGCTTTAGAAAGATTAGTTGCTAATGAAATGAAAGGTACAGCACCGGAAAAAAAGGTTAATGATTTTATGATTAATGGTCAAAATTTAGTGACAAATCCTGCGGATACAATATTTGGTGGGACAGGTGCTGAGAAATTTTTTGAATCGATTAATAAATTAACATCTAATAATAACACAGGAATGGTAGATAATTCATCTCAAAATATGAATTCAACATTAGACATTAATTTCAAATTACAAGTAGATTCTAATCAAAACATTGATATGGCTCAATTAGAAAGAGCATTCAATAATACCGCACTTAAAGAAAAAATTATAGAAGTCGCAACTTTAGGTATGGAAAGATTCTCACCTGAAGCGTCTGTTAGAAAAAAAATGAACCCATACGTAAAAAGTATGAACGGATAAATTAATTATAATCTATTTATAGATAAACAATAAAAAATGCCAAGTACATTATCATTTGCATCATCGTCGTCATTTAGAGATTCTCTTTTAGCGAAAAATCTATCACCATATACCGTTACGGGTGTTTATTCACCCCCAAGTGGTGCGGTTGCTTATGAACCGGCAATTAATCAATCAAACGTAATTGATTCTCCGGATGGGTTAATTGCTAACGATACTTTTGCTCCGTCACAATATGTGATGAATCAATATGGTCCTCAAGGTGGTTATAATATCAATATAACGTATAATGACGTTCCTTTTCCTGTATTATCTAATTCAGGGGAATATGACCCTAATGATACGGTGTTAGATTTAGTAAACGAGTTTTTTATTGATGCAGCTTACATTATTAATCCATATGGTCCAATAGGAGGGTTTAATAATTTATATTACACAACTGAGGTTACTACTAGTCACGTTTATCATCAACCATACCCAAGTACATTTGTACCTTCAAGTTATTCTCCTTATGAGATATTATTTAGTACTAATCCAACGGGTAGTGATGGTACATTATCTCAAGATTCATATTTGGCCCAAATTGGGTCAACTCAATTAAATAGTGCGTTTCAAAGCACAATAGCTTCTGAAATATATCAGAATACTGTTGGTGCGGTTAACTTACAAGGTCTACAAGACCCTTTTGAGATAAGTTTAATCCTTTCGGGGCAAGAACCTTTAATTTATAGAAATTGGAGGATTACGGTACCTGAAAACATTGTGGTTGCAGCCTTTGATTTTGCAACAAGATTGGCGGGGGCTTATTGGCCTGTATCTCCGATTCCGGGAGATTATTTTGAAGATAATACCTTAAACGGTCAAACACAACAAACCTCAACAGCATTAAATGTTGTTAATCAATTAACGGGTGGGTTTTTAGGTCCGATATTAAATATTAAGAGAAACCCATCTGAGATATTCTTAGTCAATACAGGAAACGGTCAAAGGTCAGCGTTATTTGCTAACTTAAATTATAATAGATATCAACCAAGTTATCGTAGAGATTTTGGTGGTATTTTAGGTGTTGGACAGGCAATTATTAATTTAATTAATCCTGCAAATGGTACATTAGTTGGTGGTTATTATGTTGGTAGTAGAAATGCTGAACCATCTACTATTACATCACCACCTAATCAAGTTCCTGTTAACGCTTTTGGACAACAAGAGGAATCTCCTGTTTATGGTCCATCAGAATTGGGTATTCTATATGAGGGTAATCAAGATACTCTTAAATTTGGTTTAGCGGCTAAAGCTTATAGTGATGGTGGGGATATTACCGGACAATTTGTTTGGACATCACCTAAATATAAAGATAATGCTGGATTCCACGCAACACCGGGTGGTGGTTCAGGGTCTAGAGATGAACAATACAATACCGTTAGTAGTGATTTTACAAGAAATCAATCTACAAATTTTACATTTAAACAAACATCTATTTTAGACCAAACACAAAGATTGGTTGATTCTGCTGATAATGTACAAGGTATTACAAGATTAAAACACGTTGGTAACGCAATTAATCAGGTGAGTAAAGTTTTTCACGATGGTTATAAAGAAATGACTAAAGGTTCTCAAGTGGTATCATATAAAGATAATACAACGGGAGCGGAAAAAGGTATTGAGTATTGTCGTGTTTTTACTAAAGATACTCCTTATTTTACATATGCTGATTTACAAAAAACAGACGGTATTACGACATCAGGTAGAAGATTTAGTAGTTCAGTGTTAGATAATACATATAATTTGAATATTGCCCCAATGAGAAATCCTGGGTCAACAAATATACAACCGGGGCCAAAAGGTAATTTGGTGGCTAAAAAGTATATGTTCTCAATTGAGAATTTAGCTTGGAGAACATCAAGTAGACCGGGATTCAGAGTGGAAGATTTACCTGTGTGTGAACAAGGTCCTAATGGGGGTAGAGTTATGTGGTTCCCACCATATGATATAAAATTTTCAGATTCAAGTCAGGCGAATTGGAATCAAACAACTTTCTTAGGTAGACCGGAACCAATGTATACGTATAAAGATACTAGTAGAACCGGTAGTTTGTCTTGGAAAATGATTGTTGACCATCCTTCTGTATTAAATTTAATTGTTGAAAAACAATTAAAAGGTCAAGGTAAAGAAAGAGTTAATTCAATTTTAGATTCGTTTTTTGCGGGTTGTGTGAAATATGATATATACGAATTGGCTAAGAAATTTAATCAAATTCCTGTTAGTAAATTATACACCTACCAAGAGATATTAAGTAATCCAAGACTTACGGAAGAAGAGTTAAGAAAAATTCAATTAGAAATTTCTGCGGATAATAATGCGGGTGCTGTTGTTACTAATCCGGCGACAGTGGAAGGTCCTCAGACAAGTTATAATGGTGATTTTGAAACAAAATACTTAAATCTTGGTTTTTATTTTGAAAATGACCAACCAAATCCGGGTACAAGACAAGTAACAACTTCAGAAAATTTTGCAAGTTTATATGGGACATATACTGACAAAGGTAATATTACTAAATATGAAAATAAGGCGAATAATTTATTTTCCGCTACCGACACTAATAGAAATGTGGTTCAATTTTTTAACACAGTTGTTATAGATAATTTTAATTTAGTTTCCTCATCATTTATTAAAGACGCAGTTGATATTATTAATAATCAAAAAGGTACTGTTTCTATTGCGTTACAAGGTTCTGCGTCAGCTTTAGCTGGTAATGCGTATAACATAAATCTATCGGCAAGAAGAATTAAATCTGTTGAAAACTATTTTGCATCAACAGAATTAAAACAAGCGTTATTAGATAAAAAATTCAAAGTTATAAATGAAAATCCAAAAGGTGAAGGAGAAACAATTGTATTTCCTAAATCAACAAGTACCAAAGGTGAAAATGATGTTCAATCTTCAGCACCAGCAGGTAGTTTTGGTGAGTCTGTGACTTGTACTAATGATGTTAAAGCAACTGCGGGACCAACTATTGGTAAAGTGACTAGTCAAGGTTCTCAATGGTATTCTGTGGCTGCGATGGCTTGTAGACGTGTGGCGATAACAAGTATTAAGGTTGATATACCACCGGCACCCGTAGTTCCACCACCAAAACAAGAACAAAGTACCACAGGAGAGAATATTCCTATTCCTCAACAAACGACAACAATTCAACAAGATAAAATTGAAGGTATTGGTAAAAAGATTTTAAGAGATTTATTATCTGAGTGTGATTATTTTGAATTAATTAAGGAAAACGTCCCAATGATTTATGATAATATTAAAGAAAAAATAAAATATTTTAATCCAGCGTTTCACTCTATGACACCTGAGGGATTAAATAGTAGATTAACTTTCTTGAATCAATGTGTTAGACCGGGAGAAACTATTCCAACAATAGGAACAGATAATAAACCAAAATATAATGATGCGGTTAATACATCATTTGGTGCACCTCCAATATTAATATTAAGAATTGGGGATTTCTTCAACACTAAAATTGTACCAAAAAGTGTTCAATTTACGTATGAACCATTACTTTATGATTTAAATCCTGAAGGTATTGGTGTACAACCTATGTTAGCTAATGTTACTATGGGGTTTGATATTATTGGTGGTATGGGACTTTCAAAACCTGTGGAAGAGTTACAAAACGCATTATCCTTCAATTATTATGCTAACACTGAAATTTATGATGAAAGGTCTAAATGGACTGATGATAGTTTCAAAACAATTGATAAAGAAATTTGGGATTCAATATTATCTCAACAACCTTCCGCAAAACCAAAGGAAGTTGATAATAAACAACAAAATAACGGTGGAACAACTATTGGTGAGGTAATAACTAATATTCCGGTAACAGGAGGTCAAACAGGTGAGATAACCTATAAAACAATTATGGATAATTTATTAGATATTACTAAAGAGTATTATACTAATATTGTTAATCAAGCTGAGAGTTTCACTAAGACATATAACTATGGCGTTTGGCAATTAATTACTAAAAATAGATTATATACCACAGGTACTTTTAATTTAGATATTGGAGATACTTGGGAAGTCCCTATTTATGGTGCACCTGAAAAAGTTCAAGATAAAATTAATAAATTGTTTACGGATATTAATGGGGACATTACGGACCAAAGTAATTTTATTATTGCGGGGTTAAGTTCGTATAATTTTTCATCTCAAGTTATAACTAATGTGACGACAAATTTACGTCAATTTTTGACGGATTTTAAAGATAGTTACAGCTCAGGAATTATGAGTAAAATTAATTCTGATATTGTTGTTCAACAACAAAATATGGTAATGGTGTTTAACAAAATTAATTTAGTTGATACAAAAACTGATGGTAAAATTGTTGATAACAAAGCGAGGGTTTATAATTTATCAGGAACAACGGAAGTAGACCCAAGTACTAAAGGTGCTACGGATACGTATTCAGAATTATGGATTGATTATCAAACTGTTGGAACAAGATTACAAAACTACGACAAATACTTAAGAATACCTGATAATTTAATTATAACTGATTTATATGGTGATACAGGTCCAAGTTGTTTTTCACCTCTAAAAGGTTATGGAAGTTCAGCTTTTGATGTTGGTGCTAATTCACAGTATCAAAATCAAAATAGATTTTTCATTGCGTTAGGTAGATATTTAAGTGATAGAAATAATTTAAAAACATTCAAAAATAAGATAATTAATACTGAATTATCTAAAATAAAAACTCCGTCAAATTTAAGTAATAAGTTTGATAAAATTATGGACAATTTTGTTGATAGTTGTAAAGAAGAATTAAAACAAGAAGAAAAATTCTTTGATAAATTGAAGAAAAAACAAGATTATTTGGACTATATTAACAAATCAGTATACAATAAAGGAAAATTACGTAAATTTAATTATTCAACAGTACCAAATCAATCAACAAATGCGGAACAAGAAACCGCAATTAAATTATTGTATTCAAGTACTGGTGATGTTGCGTCTAAAACTTGGAATAATAAAGTTAAATTTAATTCATAATGGCAGGTAGAGATACATATAATAGATATTCTGATTTTATAACTAACGGTCAACAAACAGTTGTTCCGTATGTTAACTTGCAATCAAAATCTACCGATAAGAGATATATTTACAAAGTTGGTCAATCTAGGTTAGATAAAGTTTCCCAACAATATTACGGGTCAGGAACTTTTGGATGGTTAATATTAATGGCTAATCCAATTTATGGTGGGCAAGAATGGAACATAACTGATGGTTCTATCTTGACAATTCCATTTCCTTTAGTAGCTTCATTACAAGATTATAAAAATGAGTTAAATAATCATTTCTTTTATTATGGTAGATAAGTCGGAAAATATATTAGTAGAGTTTGATTATAACAACATAACGATTGTTGACCCAAACAAAGTAATTGATGGTCAAGGTAAAATTAAAGACAGATATGTTAATCAGGAAGATTTAGTAATGTATGCTAATTTGGAATGTAAGGTATTACCGAGAACTAAATTAGCTATTGGTGTTGCCTCAAATGACCAAGTCAGAACAATTTCTGTTGCGGCAATTAATTTTCTTAATCCGGGTAACAAAGGTGTTTTAAATAATGAATACACTGATGAGATAACCGGAAAAGATAGTTTAGCGGGAAATGGTGTTAATCAACCAAAATCTGAAAAAATACAAAACCAAAATAAATCTGACGATTATTATATTAGACAAACAATTTTGTCTAATGGAAAACCGGGTTCTATTGATAACGGGTTGTTAGGTATTACAAATATTCAAATTAGACAAGGTTTAGATTTCTTACCGACCATTACTATGGAGTTGGAAGATATTAAAGGTAGAGCGATGTTTGAGGCGGGTAATAATTCTCCTTACGCGGCATTTTTTAATTTACCGTATCCATTATTTCATTTAACAATTAAAGGTTACTATGGTAAGGCTGTAAAAATGGCTTTAATGTTATACAATTTCACATCTAGATATGATACTTCAAGTGGTAATTTTAAAATAAGTTTAGTTTTTTATACCTACAAATATACCGTATTAAATGAAGTTTTAATGGGGTATTTGAAGGCGGTTCCTTATATGTACACTTCAAGAGTTAAAATACAACCTGTTAAAGGTGGTCCTGCAAATTTTCAAACTCAAGATAATGTTGCTGTTGAATTAGGGTATCAAAAAGTTAAAGAAATGTATAGTGAGTATAAATCTAAAGGTTTAATACCTGATGACTTTCCTGAGATTACCGTTGCTCAATTAAAGGATAAATTAGATGTTTTTGTTAAAGATATTTTAGATAAATTTACTAAACAAAATATGGACCCGTTAACAGATGTTGACACATATTCATCAACTTTAAATGAGTATACTAAGAGAGTGTATTATACTCAAGATTCAACTGACCCTTCTTGGTATAACAAATATATGGATACCGAAGACTTTTTTGTTTTGAAAGATGGTACAAAGGTTTACACATTTAAAAAAGAATATAAAGATAAACCAAACGCTAGAAACAATGCTCCAAGTGAGTTAGAAGGTATTATTAAAAAATTTAATGATGAGTTAAATAAAAATAAGACCGTTGGTAAAGATGGTTCATATAAGATTGATAATAAAACAGACAAGCCGAGAATACCTATTAACATAACTTTAGACACTTTTAAATATAAATTAAGTCAAGGGGACATTGATTATGGGGAAAGTTATAGACAAAGAAAAAAAATATCACAAGCTAGTGAAGAGGAAATAAAGGCTTTTGAAAAGGAATTAATTAATCAAGGTATTTTTAATAGTTTGGATATTGTTCAGAAAGACGGTAAGAAACAACAAGTGTTTAATTATTTTATTTTTCAAGGTGGACCAAAAACATTTATTGGTTTAACTGATGAAATGTATAAATCATTGGAGTCTTTTAGACAAAAAATTCAAGATGATTTAACAAATGCGTTATCTAAACTTTTGTTAGATAAGGGTAAGAATGGTATTGGTTTTGTTCCTAATATTAGAAATGTACTTGCGGTGATTTTTGCAAATGGTGAGGCATTTCTAAGGTTAATGGATGATATTCACACAAAAGCTTGGGACAAAAGAGATTCGGTAATTAGAAAAGACGCTATTTTTGATAACACAACTAAAAGTGCTAGTCAAGAACCAAGAGAAAATGAGACAGACCCTGTTTATCCTTGGCCTCAATTTATTGTTGCAACAAGTGGTGAAGATGGTCACGGAAAATATGAAATAAAATATCCGGGAGATTATACGGTATTGAGTAAAACAAAAGGGTACCTTTATGATGTTTGGCCTGAAGTAGAATTTGTTGAGGAATTTATTAAAGGATTTACATTAAAAGAAAAGGAAGATGAAAACCCTAATAAAACATTTAATGAATTGGTTAATATTCAAAGAGTGTCTGTTAACGCCATTGAGTTCCCTGTTAGTAATGTTGTTTATAATAACAAAGAAGAAGTTAAATTCTTTTATGAAATTTTTGAAAGATTATATTTGACCTCAAACTATTCTAGATTATTTAGAGGTACTGCGTCTACTTATGATGCGGGTATTTTAACAGATGTTATTTCAGAAACTGAAAGTTTGAATATCATCAATAGTTTAACAAATCAAAACCCGTTTATAATACAAAAATTAAAACAATTTGGGTTTAATGGACAGAATTTTGATATTGTTTTAAGACATATGTCAAATGATGGTAATGGAGAAAGTTGGCAAAATTTTATACGAGGTATCTTTAATACGGGGTATATAAAAAATTCGGTTAATAACTCAAGTTTTCAATTTATAAATGAAAGTATTGTTACATCTCCTGCAGGTAATCCAATATCATCATTGAAAAATGAAGATAAATTGGTTGAATATGTTAAAGGTAGTGATAACACTAATAATTTTGATTTATTAGATATATACCCATTTACAAGATTAAGTTGGGATAAATCACATTTGGCAAACGGTGATTCAATCTCAGATGCTCCGACATCGTTTAGTACCAAAAATGTTATAACCTATGATACATCTTCTAAAGTAATTAGTAATTTCTTAGGTGATACCGGTGTTAATAGTATTAAACCTTTTACAAATTTTGCGACTAAAAATGTTGTGTCACCAATTGGTTATGAAAATAATTTAAAAACGTTCTATTCAGAAAGAACTAACGAAAAACAATTACCAACAGAAGGTAATCTTAGATATTTTAATTACAGTGGATTAGTTAGTAGTGACCAAACGGTTTCAATGTTAAACACACCATATTTTGTAAATTCAATTCAAGAAGGTGTTAAAAAGTACAGAAATTACGATAATTATCCTTATGTTTCTTCGGCTTATTTATTTATCAATAGTTTACCTTTATCAACGTTAAAAGAAAAATATAAAACGTACACTGGTAATGAGTCATCGTATTCGGTTAAAGATTTAGATTATATTTTTGCGACATTAAAGAAATTTGGTGCGATTCACAAAATACCTTACGCTTGGTTATTAAAAATAGGTTCTGTTTGGCATCGTTATAAAACATATGTAGAAACAGGTAACGATATTTTAAATGAATCTTGGTCAGGTTTTAGTTATGTTAAAAATTATGACCCGGTAACTAATTCAGCTCAAAGAGTTTATCCATTAACAATTGATGGTGCTCAAATAGATGTTGTATTAGAAAAAGACACAATATTAGGTTTAGAGACCTCAACATTAATTAACACAGGTTTTTACCCTAAAGTGATAAATGACTTTAACGTTTTTTATCAAGGGTTTGAGATTTATTCCGGGTATACTGATACTGATATACAATTAGGGTTTAATTCTGGTGTTACTATGAATTATGTTCCTGAGGCGATTATAAATTTAACTGAAGGTTTTGACCCAAATAGTTTAAAAAGAGATTTAAGGGTGATTCCTTGGACTATTCACGTTAATACGTCAGATAAATTATATTCATATATCTTTCCATCTCAGGGGTCATTTATTAATCAAACGTTAAATGAATGTTTTTCAGGTTCTGGAGCAAACACTAAATTAGTTTATGAGGTTAAGGGTAATTCAGCAATGTATAATGGTTCCGTTAGATTACTTTGGACGGCACCAAATTATGGTTACTTTGATAATAGTAAAATAACTAAATCAACCCCTACACAATATTTAAAACAAGTGTTTTCAGGTGATAGTGACCAAGAGAATTTCTCAATAAATGGTAAGTCAAATGAATATAGTGATATTAGTGAGATGTTTTCAGTATTTGAAAAATCCGTGTTAGATTTATTTGAAACGGAGTTTTTAAATTTTTCAAAATCGGCTTATGATTATAATTCGGAGGACGACAATGTAAATTCACTACCTTCTGATAAATCTTTTAAAAATTTCCAACTTTTATTTAGAGAGTTGATGAAAGTTCCGGTAATTAATGGTACCACAAATACTAATATGGTTAACGACGCTCAACAAAAACAATTAGTTGGGTTTACGGATAAGATTAATAGTTTCTTGAATTATAATGTGGTGTTTAAATATGGTAACCCGTCAAATTTTGATAAAAGATTATTTTATACCTTTTCTAATTTACCGATAACCGACCCGTATACTTGGAAAAATTATACAATATCAACACCTAACGCTTTACCTCCACAGACTACATTAGTTGCGTCCCAAATCGCAAGACCAAATGTTTGGAACACATTAAGATTATATGTTGGGTTTTCAGATATACCGGAATTACAATATAAAAATAGTGGTTCGTATATTACAGACTTTTTTATTGATTTGAATATTGCATTTACTGTTGATAACGTGATTCAGTTTGCTCCAATTATTAAAATTTATGCGACTCAAAAATTAAAAGACAATACATTAAACTTAAACAAATTTTACGCGTTGATGAATAATTATTTAGCGTCAATGGATAAGTTTAGAAGTGATACAATTACTAATTTAATGATTGTTCTTAGAAATCAATTGCCTAATGTTAATAATTCACCTGAAGCTATTATTAATAGTAGATTAGCTGGTGACCAAACAAAAGTTGAACATTGGGAAACATTCAAAGCGTTGAACGATAAATGGATTGCCGGTGGTGATTTTAAAACTAAAACATTATTTGAAGACGTTTTATTATTAGATAGAGCGAGTAGAAATATTGGGGAAAAAATTTTTGTTGATATTTTAACTTTAAACGATAGGTTAACAAAAATTAACGATAAAACATCTATGTATACTTTTATCGCAACCATTTTAACGGAGAACAATTTTCAGATTATGAACTTACCTTCATATGTTAACTTTTACAATGTTCAAGACGTGTCTAAAAATCCAACACCAAGAGCGGAGGGTACTTTAGAATTTGCAAACACATTATTTGGTAATTTTATGAATGTTGATTATAGAGAATCTTCACCAAAGTTGGTTTGTTTTTATGCGGGTAAAACTAGTGAACAATTGGCCATTAAAAATAATGTAGATTATAGGTTTAGAGATGACGCGTTTGATTTAACAAGACAAGGTGATAACCCATTGTTTGAAAATCAAATGGGTAAAAAAGATTGGGATAAATCAAATAAGGTAGTTGGGTTTAATGTAGATATTGGTCCTCAAAATCAGTCTATGTTCCATTCATTTCAGGTGGCTCAAAACCCTGGTTTAGCGACAATGGAATCATTGGCGGTTGAGACTCAAATGTCTAACTTATATAATGGTACCGGAGGTGCAACTCAAAATATTTCATTGTATAACTTATATAAAAATAGAAGTTATAGTTGTACTATATTTATGATGGGTAACGCTATGATACAACCAACAATGTATTTTAACTTACGACACGTACCGATGTTTAGTGGGCCTTATATGATTCAAAAGGTTAATCATACCATTAGTCCGGGACAATTTGAAACAATTATTGAGGGGATAAGACAACCAACGGCTGAGTTACCTAAAATTGAGAATTATATTCAAGTTCTTAAACAAACTTTGTTAAAATCTATTATACAAAAAGTAAAACAAGAAAAGGATGCTAAAGACGCTGCAAAAAAGAATGTATTATCTGAAAAGGCTCAAAACTACGATTCTCAAAAAGGAAATGCAAAACTTAAGGTAAATAATCAACCTAAATGTACACCTGAAAGTAAGTATAGTACTTTCCAACCAATTGAGAATCCTAAGAAAACTCGTGTTAGTTTTTCAGATGTTGCCACATCAATAAGGTATTCAGCATCTAAGAATGCTGCATTAGAGTATACTATTTTTGCGACATTATATATTGCATCGGCAAATGGAAATGAATTAATATCATATGATAACAATTACTCAAATACAACTATAGACCAATATTGGGGTGAAACATTCTCTCGTAGATGGTTTAGTGAAAAACAATATTTCTGTGCCTCATCAAATAGTGATAAATCAGATAGACCTTATGTGGGTTATAACAGTATGGCGGAATGTGTTGCTATGTTGGCTGACAGATGGTTACCTAAAATAGGTTTAATTAAAAATCTTGATACACCTGATGATATTGCTAAATTTTGGATATTATATAATAATACAAATGAAAAACGAGAGGATAATGTCTATACATCATATGATGCGACGGAATTACAAAATTTAAAAGATAAAATTGAGGAATCGTTTAAAATATTTAATCCAACAAAACGAAATGTTACAAATACGCAACCTCAGGTTACAAGTTCAAGACCGGCAGTAAATGTTACGCCAACACCTACACATACACCTAACCCTTCACCAACACCTACACCACAACCACAACCACCAACACCTACGTTACCACCGGATATTAAAATAGTTAATTTAGGGTTATCGGCAACTCTTGTAGGTAATGACTATAGTTATAGTAATATCCTTCAATCTAATGGTCAATATCTTGTTTTAAGAATTGTGGACCCTAATTTTGAGTTTACTAAATTAGGTCTTAAAGGTTTTTATAATTCTAATAATGAATCCGTACCATATGGTTGTGATGGAGGTTCAGGACCTTTAACTTGTACAGTAAATGGTAAATTACCGGGAACATATGTTATGAAACTGGAGTATTATCCATTTAAACCTAATAGTTATCAAATGTTTGAATTAGTTAGTCCACCATTTACTCAGTAACATTTACAAATAAACAGATATTTATATATAAAAGATTATGAACACAAAATTAATATTAGACAATTATTTAGGTAAAACCACAAGAAGCTCAGAGAAAGATTTGGGTAATGGTTCTAAACAAGTATGTGATTTAGATACGGGAGATTGTTATACTATCAGAATGAAAGATGGTTTAATAGAACGCGTGGATAACACAATGAATACAAATAAAAAAATCCAAGTTGAAACATTAACAGGTGTAAAACAATTATTAAACGGATAAAATGAGAAAAATAGATAATAGAATCGTTGAAGAAATTGCTAGATATAATTCTATCAATCAATATATTGTTGAACAAGATGCAACATTACCACCACCACCGGCGGAAGACCCTAACGCTTTGCCACCGGCAGACCCAAACGCAGCTCTTCCTCCTGCTGACCCTAATGTGGTGCCACCAGCACCGGCAGCTCCTGAAGGGCCTCAACCTGTTGACGTTGATAACGACCCTGATGTAGAGAAAGTAGATAATAACGGTAAAGTTCCTGAACAAAAAGGTGGAACAGAAGAAATTGATGTTACTGATTTAGTAACGTCTCAGAAAAAAGTTGAAGAAAAACAAGAAGAATATTTTAATAACTTATTTCAACACTTAACTGATTTAGAATCTAAATTAGGTGAGATGGACGGTCTTATGACTAAATTAAATGATATTGAAGCTAAAGTCGAGAGATATAGAGATAAAACACCTCAAGAAAAATTAGAACTAAGAAGTTTAGATTCAGGACCATTTAATCAAAAATTATCAGATTTCTTTGAAGACAAAGAAGAAGATATGGAAAAGTCCGGAAAAAATGAGTATATTTTAACTCAAGACGAAGTGGAAGATTTTTCACCAAACGAGATTAAAAAAACATTTAGAAATTTTGAAGACTCAATCCCGTCAAAAGGAGGATTCCAAAAAATATCGTAAATTAAAAGGGTCTTCGGGCCCTTTTTTTTACAAAACAATTTGACAAACACACGGCTGACACTTATACTTTTATAAACCTTTAAATATTTTAAACACTATGGCGACAAATTCATTAGACGCAGTTTTGGCTCAATACGAGAAAGCAAAACAAGGTAGTACTTCTTCTACCTCAAAATTCACACAAGAAGAAAGAATGAAAAAATACTTCGCGGCAATCCTTCAAGATAAGGAAACTCAAGGCCAAAGAAGATTAAGAATCTTACCAACTACAGATGGTTCTTCACCATTTAAAGAAGTTTGGTACCACGAGATTCAAGTTGATGGAAAATTCCAAAAATTTTATGACCCGGGAAAAAATGACAATGAACGTTCACCTTTAACTGAGGTTTACGAAGAATTACGTTCAACAGGTAAAGAAGAAGATAAAAAATTAGCTTCAAATTACTTGGCACGTAAATTTTACATTGTTAAAGTTATTGATAGAGATAACGAAGAAGATGGTGTTAAATTTTGGAGATTCAAATCTAACTACAAAAATGAAGGTATCTATGACAAAATCATTCCTATCTACAGAAACAAAGGAGATATTGCTGACCCTGAAAAAGGTAGAGACCTTATCCTTGAATTAACTAAAGCTAAAACTCCAAAAGGGGCTTACTACACAGTAATTCAAACAGTTATGTATGACGATGCTGGTCCTATTCACGAGAATAAAACAACATCTGAAAGTTGGATTAACGATGAGTTGACTTGGGAAGATGTTTACTCTAAAAAACCGGTTGAATACTTAGAAGCTATTGCAAGAGGTGAAACTCCAAAATGGAACTCTGATAAAGGTGGTTATGATTATGGTAACTCTGATGAGTCTGAAGTATCATTTGGTGGTTCTAAACCATCGGCTCCGATTGACCCACAAGCGGGAGATGAAGAGGATGATGATATGCCGTTCTAATCAAACAAAACTTATATTACTTAACATAGACACGAACATAGACATCGTGTCTATGTTATCTAATAAAACCACTAAAAATTAAATTAACATATATATATGGCAATTAAAAAACACGATTTTAAGTCCATTAAGGACAAATTCTCAACATCGGCAAAATATAAGCCACAAAGTTTTTTTGACTTAGGTCCTGACTTTTTGGATGCTGTTGGATTACCTGGTCCGGCTATAGGACACTTAAATATGTTCTTGGGTCATTCAGACACAGGAAAAACAACAGCTTTGGTAAAAACTGCTATTGATGCTCAGAAAAAAGGTATTTTACCGGTATTCATAATTACTGAACAGAAATGGTCGTTTGAACACGCTAAATTAATGGGTTTTCAATGTGAGGAAGTTGTTGATGAAGAAACCGGAGAATTAGATTGGGATGGATTTTACATATTCAATAATAATTTTAATTATATTGAGGAAATTACGGATTATATTAATTCATTATTAGATGCTCAAGAAAAAGGTGAGTTAGATTATAGTTTATGTATTATGTGGGATTCTGTTGGTTCAGTTCCTTGTAAAATGACCTTTGAAGGTAAAGGTGGTAAGATGCACAACGCGTCGGCATTATCGGATAAAATAGGTATGGGTATTAATCAAAGAATATCGGGGTCTCGTAAAGCAGATTCAAAATATGAAAATACTTTGATTATTGTAAACCAACCTTGGGTTGAGTTACCTGATAATCCATTTGGACAACCTAAAATTATGGCGAAGGGTGGAAATGCTATTTGGTTAAACTCATCTTTAGTGTTTTTATTTGGGAATCAAAAAGGTGCTGGAACAAATAAAATAACTGCGACCAAAGATAAGAGAAGTATTAAATTTGCTGTTAGGAGTAAAGTTTCGGTTTTAAAAAATCACATAAATGGGCTTGGTTATGAAGATGGTAAAATTATAGTAACTCCTCACGGATTTTTAGCCGGTAAAGACTCAACAGAAGAAAAATCAAATATTGAAAAATATAAAAAAGAGTATGCGGATTATTGGAAAACAATTATTGGTACTGATGGTGATTTTGATTTAAAAGAAGAAAAAGAAGAAAAAGAGTAGTAACGAATACAAACAAAAACAAGTGACTAAAACACTTTTGGTTGACGGAAACAATTTAGTAAAAATTGGATTCCACGGGGTTAAAGATTATTATCACAATGGAAAACACATAGGTGCCTTATGGCACTTTGTGAATACCATTAGACGATTCATAGACGAACAAAACTTTGATAAGGTTGTTGTTATGTGGGACGGTGATGATAACTCTTCTGCCCGTAAACTTATTTACCCCCAATACAAAGAACAACGTAGAGACAGAGACAACGAGTATAAGTTAGATTCTTTCACTGAGCAGAAAGAGAGAATCAAACAATACTTAGAGGACTGTTATATAAGACAAATCAACGTAGATAATAACGAAGCGGATGATTTGATTGCTTACTACTGCCAAATCTCGGAGAACGAACAAAAGACCATCTATTCGGGGGATAAAGACCTTACCCAACTTATATCGGATAAGGTATCGGTCTATTATCCAAGAACCAAAGAAACTTATAGTCTTGGAAGTAAAATCAAATGTGATTTTTACGAATTCCCACATCAAAACATTAAAACTTATAAGATATTATCGGGAGATAAATCGGACAATATTGATGGGATATATGGGTTGGGTGAAAAGACACTTATTAAGTTTTTTCCTGAGTTACTTGAAAAACCGGTTTCAATTACCGATATTTTAGAAAAGGCTGAAATTCTACTGAAGGAAAATAAAGATAATAAAACACTACAAAATTTGTTATCCGGTAAGACTAAGAGTGGTGTTTATGGTGATGAATATTTTGTTATTAACGAAAAAATCATAAATTTGTCAAATCCTCTAATTAGCGACGAGGCTAAGGAACTTGTTGAGTTATATTATAGAGAAACTTTGGACCCTGATGGAAGGGGTCATAGAGGTCTTATTAAGATGATGATGGAAGATGGTTTTTTTAAGTATCTACCAAAAGGAGATGACGCGTGGGTTAATTTTGTTAGACCCTTTTTAAAACTAACAAGAAAAGAAAAAAGAAATTACAAAAACAATTAATTAAAACTATGAAAGACCAAGATTCGGTAAAATTAGAATTCTTAATGATGGTAAACGATAACATCATTGTACAGAGATTTTTTAA